ATTGTTGCGGAGTATACTGGTCGTACAGATGACCCTACAGAGGCGTATGAGAAATGCCGTCGACTGGCTATGTACTACAACGCGAAGATTATGTATGAGCAAACTCTTCCAGGAATCTTCACCTATTTCGAACAACAAAGGAGTACGTTCTTACTGGCGGATACTCCTACCCAGTTACGCAATAAAGCCACATATAAGATTGGAAGTAATACCTCTAAGGGAATACCCACATCTGAGACACTTAACCGTTCGGGTAGAGAATTTGTCCTTTCGTGGTTAAAAGAACAATTAGATGTAGAGAACCCAAGTTATACTCCTATAAAGACTATTGAGTCTCCAGCACTTTTGCGAGAGCTTATCACATGGAACAAGGACGGTAACTATGACCGTGTATCAGCGTTAAGTGCTTTATTCTGGTTAGACAACACAATGTACAAAAGTCATGCTGACCACACAGAAGCTAATAAGTCTCGTGCACAACATCCTTATTATGTGAAAATGGGATTAGTTAAGAAGTCCATAACTAACCAAGGGGCTCAAGACCCACGTATCGCAGATATTATAGCTAGAGCTGACCAAGCTGAGGAGGCTGCAAAAGAATTCCACAAGAGGAATAAGTAGTTAAAACTTATTTAGTACCTTTGTAAATTATCAGTAGTAATCTAAACTATGTCAATAAACCAAAAATCAAGAGCACCTCTTGTTTCAGAATTTCCTAGGCAAAAGCTTCCAGACTCCCAAAAAACTGAGGCATGGTGGAAAAAATGCGTAGACGTTGCCTGTGACCTTGTGTTCTACCAAAGTGACTCTATCCGCTCCTCGCAGCGTAACAAACAGGTTAACTATAACCTCTACTCTGGTATTATTGACCACAGTGATGTAGAAAAAATATGTGACCCCCACCAATTAGGTATCGACGATTTTAAGGACACCTTCCAACATATAGGGATGGGTAACAATAAAATCCGTCTACTAGTAGGGGAAGAAAGAAAACGTAAAGACGATTTCAAAGTCTTTATCTCCGCTAATGACCAAGAGGGTATCGGTGAGAAGGAGAATCAGCTTAAGGCTCTCCTTATGGATAAGGTGAATAACACCATCAAAGACAACGACCTTCCAGACGAACTTATAGAATCTGAAATGGCTAAATTCCAGGATTACCTTAAGTATGAATGGCAAGACCATAGAGAGATTACTGCTAACAAGATTCTTAAACGAGAATACTATAAGCAGAACATGACAGAATTGTTCTCACAAACCTTCGAAGATTGGTTAATCTCAGGGGAGTGTGTGATGTTTGCTGGGGTAGAAGGTAACCAAGCTGTTGCTAGAAAATGTAACCCACTACAAATCTTCACCATTGGTGGGGCTAATTCCATGCATATCGAGGATTCAGAGATGATTGTCGAGTATGGTTATTTAGGTGTGGGACAAATTATCGATAAGTATTACGAACAATTATCCCGCGATGATGTTGACAAATTGGAGACTGGGGGACAATTAACAAAAGCTACAAATTATCAAGAAAACCCTGGCTTTATTCCTATGCCCAAAGTGGGGACCATGGCTGCAGAAGGATTGCTTCTTTTAGATTCAAAATACTCTAATGTCTTCGCAGGCGCTTATGATACAGACGGGAACGTACGTGTTGTTAAAGTAAACTGGAGAAGTCGTCGTAGAGTACTCATGATTAGTTATATCGATAGATTCGGTGATAAGCAGTTTAAGACAGTTGCTGACACCTATAAGATTGATACTACCAAGGGGGAACAGCTTGTAAAAGAGATGTGGCCAAATGAATGGTGGGAAGGTACTAAGATTGGGGAAGATATTTATGTTGATGTACGCCCTATTCCTTATGTAGGAAAATCTTTAGTTAACATCAGTGAAGGTACTCCTAACTATATTGGAAGTATCAACAGTACTAACCAAAGTATGGCATTCTCTTTAATGGACATTCTTAAGCCGTTTGATTATCAGTTCGATATAGTATGGTGGACGCGTCAACAAGAGATTGCAACAAATCATGGAAACGTACTGGCATATAATATCAACATGGTTCCATCTGATTGGGACCCAGACGAATGGTTAAAATACGCCTTCCGTAAAAAACTTATGCCTCTTGACCCATCTGCAGAAATCTTAACTGGCCCTAGCCAAGGATTAGCAGCTGGTACATTTAATCAATTAACTTCTACAGAGCTGCGAGCTAGTAACTCTGAGTCTATTAAATTGTATACTGAAGTTCTAATGAACATTGAGTATATGATGGGTAAACTATCTGGAGTAAATGACCAGCGTGAGGCACAGATTGCCACTTCCGAACGAGTGGGTAATGTTAAGCAGGCGATTACACAATCATCACACATTACAGAAAAATGGTTCGCAACCCACAGTTTCTTCAAGAAACGCTACTTAACTAAATTTCTAGAAGTATGTAAGTACTCATATAAGAAATGGCCACAACATGCTCAGTATGTCTTCGACAACATGGGTATGGAGGTTATCTTAAATTATGACGAATTTTTAGAATCAGAGTACGACCTTTACATGAGTAATGCTTCTGATGACTTCGAATTAATGGAAGATATTAAAAGCCTTTCACAAGCCGCGATTCAAAATCAACAAGCCAGCTTTGCTGACATTATCTCTATCCGTAAGTCTGGTAGTCTACAGGATGTACAACGTCGTCTCGACAGAGCGGCTGAGCGTATCTCTGCAGAACAGAAACAACTGAAAGAGATGGAGAAAGCAAATCAAGAGGCTAAGATTAAAGGTGAAATAGATGCTAAGATTCTAGTCGACAATAACAAACATAAAAACGACAAAGAACTTGAGGCGTTTAAAATTGCAGCTGATAAGTTTATTGATACCAACAATAACGGTATTGACGACCGCCTAGAAGCGGAAGCTGATGTTATTAAGGGGAATCTTGAACGTGCACATAAATCTAGAGAGACAGATAAGAAGTTAGCATCCGACCAACTTAAGGTAGACAAAACCACTAAGTCCCAAGAACGGATTGCAAAAGCAAATAGAACATCCAGCAATACAAAGTAAACGCTATACCGCAACGGAGAATTCATAAGATTATCTTACCTCCTAAGCAAAATACGTAATATCTTTGTATCAAATTCAATATTATGGCAGACGATATTAACATCGAGATTATGAGTCCCGAAGCGGCAGAAGCTGCATTCGCGGGCATAGAAGCTCCAGCAGAGACACAGGAACCTACGATACCAGAAGGTAGTACTGAAGTAGTTGAAGGGGCAGTAGAAGAAAAAATAGATTATCAAGAAGGGGATTTAATGTCTCCCGAAGATGTAGCAGCATTAGTTACTTCCGAAGCGGAAGGGGCCGAAGGCGCAGAAGCTACAGCTGACCCAGCAAAAACTGCAGAGGCTAATCAAGAAACAAATACGGGGAATGCAGCGACGTTACAAGCGTTCGTTGAGGACTTCGTAGAAAAAGGACTTCTTACTCCTATAGAAGGACGAGAGGTTAAGTCAATAGAGGATGTAGAAGCCATTCTTGAAAAGACTATCAGTGGGAAAGCTGAGGCACGCTTTGATACGTGGCAAGACTCTCTCGGTGAAGAGCAAAAAACAGCCTTAGGTCTTATGGACTCAGGCATAAGTCCCGCAGATGCGGCACAATTAGCGAAGACGCTATCTCAGGTAACAGCAATTGTTCCTGAATCATTGGAAGATGAAAAGGTAGCAGAATCGGTTTATAGGCGTTCTTTAGCAATACGAGGATTTTCGGAAGCGGAAATCGATGAGCAAGTTGAAGACACAATAGGTCAAGGCAAGCTAGAAAAGAGGGCAGCAACTGCTCTTCCTGCAGTGCAAAGTCATTATAAGAAATTGACTGACGATATTGCGGCAGAAAGCGTAGTTAAGAAAGAGGAAGCTAAACAGAGAGAGATTGAAACTCTTGAACGACGTAAAGGACTAATTGATAATTCTTCTTCATTTTTAGAAGGTTATGACTTAACAGAGAAACAGAAAGAAGCTTTAAAAGAGTCTTTCACAAAAGTAGTTCATACTGACCCCAAGACTGGGACTAGGTATAATAAAGTTACCGAATTGCAGAGGAGAAGTCCAGACGCTTTTAACGTAGCTTTACATTACCTTGCTGAAGTAGGAATTTTGAATATTGATGAACAAGGTAACTTTAAACCAGACCTTAGTTCATTAAAGGCAATTAAAGAGACGAAGATTACTTCCAAATTGGAAGAAAGACTCTCAGCTGAACGTAGCGAAGTAGGGACTCAAGGGTCTCAAGCAAGCAATATTTCAGCACTAGAGGCACTTCGAAGCTTAAAACCTAAAAAGAAGTAACTGGTTTTACATATTTGATAACACGTATTAATAAATAACTATTTATTATGGATTTACTCCCACTACAGAAGTTTCAAACAAAAGATTATTCTGGACTTATTGTCGAGAATAACTTGAGGGAACTCTATATGCAAGAGCCTGAAATGGTAAACAACGTAATCAAGCAGATTTACGACGTTAACCTTCACGGTTCTATGAAGTCTTGGGTAGAAAGATTCCCAGTTAAAACCATCAAACAAGAGAATGGTTTTTACGAATGGGACCTTAAAGGACAAGACGAGAAAAACGTTGGACTTGTTGAAGCACAAGATATCGACGGAACTGTTATTTCCTCTGGAACAATAGGAAAAGCAATTTCTCAATTTTATTTGGTCTTCGCAGAAGACATTTTTTACAACACTGAAGTCCTAGTTGGAGAGGTAGAGCACTACCACTACAAAGTATTGGACAAAGAACCTTACGGAAAGAACACACGTTATCGTGTAGAACTTCTTACTCATGATGTGAACCTTGCAGTTCCAGCAGTAGAGCTAGAAGCTGACCGTAGATTTTCTAAAGATTATGCACTTTCTCCAAGTACATTGTCTTACGAAGGTTCTCAACCGTACATGTCTTCAGCATTCAGAATGCAGAACCGTATCTCTTTCATGAGAGGTGAGTATAAGGTTCCTGGTAACATGATTCGTAAAGGTGGAAATGAGCCGTTGAAATTCGCTTTCCAACATATGGGTAAAGCTGTACCAGTTTGGATTAACTATCTAGACATGGTTGCTAACTACCAATTCGAAGACATGTTCGCAAGAATGATGATTTACGGAAAACGTAACTGGACTAACCAGAGTAAGTATATGAACGAAGACGCAAACACCAACTACTCTGTAGAATCAGGTGCTGGTTTCTTCCAACAAATTGCTCCAGGTAACCGTCATAAGTATAACAACTACAGCCTTGACTGGCACGTATCGTTGCTTGTAGATATGGGCGTTGGTCGTATTGAGCGTGGAAAACGTACC